GGTCACCCGCAGCTGCACGGAATGCTGGTCCAGCAGGCCGCCTTCGACCTCTTCCGTGAAGATCTCCACGAAGTCCGCCGTCTGCCCAAGGCCCGTGGAGGCACACCGGGGAAAGCGCAGGTCGAGGCCTACGCGGCGCTGCCACGACGATGGGAAGCCCACGGCGGAATCGAGCTGCGCGCGCGACAGCAGGATGGGCGCCGTGTCCCAGGCCGTCGCCAGCGGCGGCAGCGGCAAGCCGCCGAACAGGTCGCGGATGTCCTTTGGCAGGCGCAGCCCCGGGAACTCCGAGGGAGCGAGGATGGTCATGGGCAGCGCGCGCACGCCAGCGCTGTCTCGCAAATAGCAGAAGGCCACCTTCTTGCCCTCGTGCGTGGCGATGAAGACGCCATCGCCCAGCAGGCGGCGCGGGTTGCCCAGCCCCTTGCGGATCAGGTAGTCCCGGTAGGCCCCGGCCGCGCCGCGCCCGAACTGGGCCAGCTTGGCCGCAGGCCCGGAGAGCGTCGCCGTGGTGAAGGCGGTGGCCACGCCGAAGCCGCTGTCCCAGTCGATCTTGGGCGAGACCACATACGTGGTGGTCAGGTTCTCCTTGAAGTACTTGCGCCCCACCCAGACGCCACCCTCGAAGGCATCGCCGTCATCACGCAGCACGCCGCCCAGGGCCAGCACCAGGTGGCTCTTGCCGGATGCGGTGTACACCGTGGCGCTGTCGATACCGTTGGTGATGGAGAACGCATAGGCCGTGCCGTCAGGCATCCGGCCATGCTGCTGCAGGTTGCGCACCGCCGACAGCCGCGCGTTGCTCTGGAAGCTGAAGAAGGCGGCATGCAGCCAGGCGGCCTGGCGCGGCGTCATCTGCGGGCCGTTGACCACGAGCCGGCACGGCGTGCGCACCACAGCCGCATCGCCCGTGGCCGAGAACACGAAGGGGTTCCAGGGCCGGGTCATTGGGGCACCGCCAGATATTGGGGCACACCATCGACTTCCCGAAACGTGGCAGACACCTCCCGGGCGTCGCAGCGGTAGCGGTTGGCCGTCAGGCTGGTGGTTTGGCCGCCTGCGAAGCCCGCGACGATCTCACCGCCGGCGATGCACAGCATGGCCGGGCCATCGCCGACACCGTCGCCCAGCTTCAGGCGGCTGCCCGGCGCCGCGATGCCGGAGCCCAGCACCACAGGCCCACGCATGCGCGGCAGATAGGCCAGTTGGTCCCAGGCCGTGCCGGCCAGAAACACCAGGTCCTGGGCCGTGCCCACATAGACGCCGTCATCCACCGGAACGATGGCCGTGATCTCGGCGGGCAGCTGCTTGAAGTCGCGCCAGTCGGACAGGTGCGGCGCCTGAGGCCGGCTGGCCCACAGCGCATTGCCCTGGGCGACCAGCACGCGGCCGCGCCAGTAAGCGGTGATGGTGCCTACCGGGAACGGCTGGGCGCCCAGGGTGCGGCAGGGCAGGACGAGCTCGGAATTGGCCCCTGTGAATTCGAAGCTGCGGCCGGCCGTCGCCCCAGCCAGATAGGCGCCCTCCCCGTCCCGGCTGCTCAGGTAGACGTTGATCGCATGGCCTGCGCGCTCCGGCAGGTTGTCCAGACGAAGGCCGCCCTGCTGCACCGCCACCGGCTCGGAGCTGGCCGCCGGACCCTCCAGCCTGTCGGCCAGGCGCACATAGGTCAGGTGGTAGCGGTACTGGCCCGCCTGCAGCGCTCCGAATGTGGCATCGGGCACGCCCAGCACATCCGGCAGGGGCACGCTGCGCGGCAGCCCCACCAGGCCATCGGTGGCGCCGTCGATCTGGCCATTGCTGAACAGCGTGCGGCCGTCGGGCAGATTGCAGTACCAGACCCGCTCCGGGCCCAGGGCCGGGTGGATGACGTGGCGTGCGCCGTCCGGGTGGATGGCCGTGAGCTCGCCGCCCACGGTGGCCAGCATGAAGCCCTGGCCCTGCCACAGGTTCTTGTGGCAGCGGTCATCGACCTGGCTGTAGCCCGCGCGCCGGGTGATCTCGCCGGTGAGCCCGATGTCGACATTGCGGGCCACCAACAGGTCCGAGCCCTTCATGCGGTGCTCGGGCAGCATGTTGTTGATGCCTGTAAAAGACTCGAAGGTCAGCATTCGCTCCCCCTGGAAATCGTGACCGGGCCAAGCCGCACCGGCCAGCACGAGCGCATGCGCGCAGTGACGCCGCTGCCATCGATCACTCCGAAATGCACGGGCCGCAGGCTGGCCACATGCACAACCTGGCCCGCGTCCTCGACATGCACAGGCCCCATGCGCAGCGGGCGCAGGCTGGCAACCGATACCGCCAGGACCGCAGCAGGCTTGCCCATGCGCACAGGCCGCAACGGCGCCACGGAAACCCGGCTGGCTACGGCCAGGCCGCCCAGCGACACCGGGCGCAGGCCCGCCACCTGGACGGTGCTGGCCGCCAGCACAGTGCCCAGGCCGCCGGCGCGCAGCGATACCACCTGCACGGTCTTGCTGGAGACCGCCCTCGGCGCGCCCAGCCGCACGGGCTGCAAGCTGGCCACCGGGTAGGAGCCAGCCGATGGCGGCATGCCCCGGAAGGCGACAAGCAAGCCCATGCGCACCGGGCGCAGAGAGCCAGGCTTGAGCACGACATCGGTGCCGTTCTTGCCTGTGGGCACGCCGAAGTGCACGGGCCGCAGGCTGGCCACGGCCGCGCCCGCCGTGATTCCGGGCCTGCCGAAGTGCACCGGCCGGATGCTGCGCGTGCCTGAGGACGCGCCTCCGCCGTCGCCGTTGACGACCGCCCCGTTGATGACCGTGCGGTTGATGCTCATGTGGTGCTCATGGTCAGAAGGCGGTCTGCACCATGACGCCGCGGATGTAGAAATTGCCCCGCACCGAGCCGCCCACGGCCGGCGTGTCCAGCTTCGCACGCAGGCCCGCCAGCACGCGCGCCGTGGTGACAGGGATGCGCTGGGCCGTCCTGTCTGCGGTGATCGCCGACAGCGCAAGGGCGTCGGCCAGCTTCACGCTGTCGGATACGGATTCGATGGTGACCACGGGCGCAGCGCTCACCCCGCTGTCGCGCGATCGGCAGATGAAGCCGACCTCGGACACCAGCAGCGAACAGGCCTCGACGCCCAGTTCGATGCCCGCCGCCAGATCGAGTCCGATCCAGCTGCCCTGCACCGACTGCCCGTCCAGCGTCTCGCCCATCGCCGATGTGGACCACGCCGGCTCCGCGCTCAGCGACGTGATGCCCGAGCCGTACAGCGTGTAGTCGTGGGTGGACAGCGAGTACTGCAGCCCGTTGGCCGTGGTGGGCCGCACGATGGCACCTTCGTTGTAGCCCGTGTTCGGCGTCCAGGCCGGAACCGCGCCCAGCTCCACCGGCATGGACAGCCAGAAGTTCTCGAAACCCAGGTTGGCGAAGGGAGCTGCCCCGATGCCCCGGTTGTCCATGCGCTGGACCACCGGCTGCAGGTGCCGCGCCATGATGCTCATGGAGCGCGGGATGGGGGCAGGGCCTGTCTGGACGAAGTCCGTGGGCACACCCTGCAGGAAGCTGGCCAGCATGCCGGCCGTCACACGTGCGGAAAGGGTGGAGCCAGCAGGCCAGGCCTGGGCAGCCGTGCCCTCGCGCGCACGGTTGACCTCCAGCACGTTGCTCGCACGGTCATAGATCTCGATGATCTCGACCACGCCGGGCGTAGCCGGATTCGTCAGCGTGGCCAGCTGCACGCTGTCGTCGCCGAAATACCCCAGGAAGGCAGCCGCATCGTCCACCGTGATCTGGTCGTCGCCGGAATCGATCGCGCCGACGAGGGCCGCCTCGGCGTTGTTCGTGAAGCCCAGCATGGCGGCCTCAGACCAGCGCCAGGATCTTGCTGGCCCCGTCGCTCCACTGCGCCGACACCGCGCCGCCGTTGGCCACCATGGGGAAGCCGGTGACTTCATCGAGGTAGGCGATCAGCGAAGACGTGGTCGGGCTGCCAGTGTCGATGAACAGCACCACGGCCTTGAGCGTTGGCCCCGGTGCAATGGCACCAAAGGCCACATCGTCGGCATCGAACACACCGCCCGTGATCACCTTGTTGGCCAGGGACTGGGCCGTGCCCACCAGCGTGCCCAGATCCGACAGGAACTCATGGGCCGTGCTGAACGTGTAGCCACTGGGAACGATGGCCGCCTTGATGGCGTCGTTCAGGAAATCGATCTGCTTGCCCAGGATCTTCTGGGCACCTTTGGGATAGAGGACGTTGGACATGCTGCGCTCCTTTTGCGATGGAGGCAGTGTCTCGGGATGCGCGTGCGCGCGCGAACCCTGTGGGGGTGTTGAGCTACCATCTCGCCAATCCATCAGTTACGAGGGGCGTATGCGTTTTTTGGCTGCTGCAATCGTTACCGCATTCATTGCATTGCCTGCAAGTGCACAGGTCTACCAATGCAAGGATGCCTCCGGCAAATTGACCTTCTCCGACAGGCCTTGCAGCAACGCCCATTCTGGCGGCATCGTGCAGCGCAAGAAATCGGACGATGAAATCTACCGAGAGCGGGCAGAGGCTGCAGAGGCAAACGAGCGCAAATATCAGCGGCAGATCAACGAAATGCAGCAACGCCAGATCGAGAGCCAGCAACGAGTCATCGACCAGCAGGCCCGCCAGGCAGGCGCACCACCCCCCGAGCAGCTTGGTGCATCCCGCCAGTGCAAGGAAGCGCGCAAGGAATTGGAGTTCGTCTCCAGCATTCGCACGGTTTCTCAAGATGAGAAGCGTATGCGCACCAATGCAGCAATCACCAACGTCAATGCCGCCTGCGGATCGAACACCCAACTGATGCAGGAGCCAAAAAAAGCGCCCGCCAGAGCAAGTCAGATTGTCCATTGCGACATTGGCTTCTGCACAGACAACTTGGGCAACGCCTATAGCCGAAGCGGACCCTACCTGCATGGACCGAATGGGCAGGTCTGTCAACAATCCGGGACCATGTGGCACTGCAACTAATTTCTGCTCTGTTGGTCTTGGGATCTGGGTAACTGGCCCGATACTCCAACAGTCGCCAGAAGCCGCCAATGCACCCAATTTCTCTAAAAGCTCACCTCCTTCGCGCCTCAAGCATCGCCAACTGGTTCGCCGACCGGTGGCAGGCGGGACCAAAAATGACCGTGGCGCCCACAGCACGCCATCTGCCCTTCCCAGCGCCTGACGATGCCCGAGGCCTGCACTGGCGCGGCGAGGTGCACCTGGTGGCCACCCAGGCGCCGGACTCTCTGGCCCAGACTGTGGCGCACGAGGCAATTGGGCATTTCGGCCTGCGCGCGCTGCTCGGCGCCGAGTGGCCGCACTTCATGCGCCACATCCAGCTGGGGATCCGGGAGCAAGACCCCGGCCTGCTCAAGATCCGCGAGCACATCCGGGCTGCCTACGTGGATGACCTGGGCGAGTACTGCTTGAACCCCATGCAGGAGGCGGACGAGATCGCGGCCTATGTGGCCGAGGAAATCCTGTGCATGCGCACGGGCGAGATCCGGCCGGCGCGCCCATGGCGCCAGGCGCTGCAGGCCGTCAAGGGCCGATTTCTTCGTGAAGTCATGCACCTGGAGCGCCCGGTCTCGCGCGCCGAATTGGAGGGCATGCTGCTGCTCGCGGTCAGAAGAATGGAGCGTGGGCCGCGCGACTCAGTGCAAGAAGGCATTGGACGGCTCTGGGCAGCCTGCTGTAGCATGGCCGCCATGTTCGATCCACGCAAACCACCGATGAGCCTTGAGGAAAGCCAACGCCTCCTGCGCGACGCCGATGCGTGGGAATCGAAGAAGCGCTCATTCCGCTCGACTATCTCTATGCTCCCAGTAGCCATAGTTCTTGGCTTGTTCCTGTTCTGCATGCTGTCCGGTTTTTCATGGATCGCGAATATTTTGGCGCGCCTCTGATATTCGCAATGCTGCAAATAAATTGGCCCGTATAGCGGGCCTTTCTGTTTAATTTAACGGCAACCTACCGAATCGCCCAGCCGCCAGGGACGGCGACCACCGATCCTCCCTGTGCCCGTGCCAAATAGCCGGCCTGAAGCCTATTTGAGTAGACCTGTTCTGGCTGGACCTGGGTGTCTCCGCTCCTTGAGGCGGCCCCTGCGGCAATAGCGCCCGCGGAGTCGGGTACAGCCTGCACCACGCTCCCAGCATCTTCCACTGCCCCGCGCTGAACGCCACGGGACAGCATCAAGCGCCGGGCAAGGGGCCTGGCACCGAGGGATAGCATGTACATGGGATTCCCAGAGGCTGCGGTTGAGCCCATAGCCGTAGCCCAATCCAGCACGCTGCTCGACTTCGGTGCCTCCTTCAGCGCTTGCAGTGCCTTCGGAAAGGCCTGTCCGGCCTCAGCGATGGTGCGCAACTCCCCTGCCAGGGGCCGGTTCTTCGCCAGCTCGGCGGCCAGCTTCACCGCGTTCACTGCGCCGGTCTGTGGATTCAGCGCCTTCTGCACGGTGTAGCTCTTTGCGATGAGCTGGCGCGCATCACGAAAGCCCTGGAGGATGTCGGCGGCCGGCTGGCCCATGCCCTGCAGATGCCCTTCCAGCGCATCCTCCAGCGCTGCTGCACCCTGGCGGTAGGCCTTGCCGGCCATGTTCTCGCCAGCGCGATAGGAGCGGTCGGCAGACTCGCGCATAGAGCGGATCATGGACATCGCGTCGCCAGCATCGAACTGCGGGGAGCGCAGCGCCTGGAGATCGGCCACCACCTGGGGCTCGCGCGTGCCGGGGAATGACTTCGACTGGCTGCGGAACGGCGCCATGGCACGGTCCAGCGCGGCCTCGTAGCGCTTTCCAGGCATGACTGTGCCAGAGGCGGCGACAGGCTCGTAGGCGGCAGCGGCAGAGCGGCGCACCGCCTCCAGCGAGTCCAGATTCAGGTCGGCGGTTTCCGGAAGGCCCAGGGCGCGCTTGGCGAGGGTGTTGGACACCGTCTGGTTGCGTGCGCTGGCCTCCTGGGCGGTCTTCACCTTGCCGCTGATGGCGGACAGCGTCTCGGTGATCGGGCCTGGGCTCAGGTCGGCAGGAGGGATGACGTAGCCGGCTTCATGCGCCTGCTGCGCCGCCGCACGCACCTGACCCCCACCTGGCGTCATGACCCGGCGCATTGGGGCAGTGGCCGCCGCCGGTACCAGCGCGCCGGCGAGTCCTGCCGCCAGTTGGGCGCCCTCGCCGCCCCCTGCCTCCCGTGTCGCGCCTGCCGCGCCTGCCCCTGTCGCGGCGCTTGCGGCTTGCAGGCCCGGCTCCACCGCCAGACCCCTGCCCACGGCCTGGCCGACACTGGAAGCGGCGTTGCGGGCCAGATTGGTGCCCAACGCTACAGTGCCGCCAGCACCTGCAATGGCAGAAGCAGCATCCCCAGCGACACGCTCCACCGCTGTCTCGGGCTGCGGCAAGCCAGCCTGCGTCAGGGCGCTGTTCAGGGCCTCGGCCTGCTTCGGGAAGCGGAAGCCGTTGCCCTCGCCGCGCACCAGGTCCAGGCCGGCATTGGCCGCGCCGCCCACCACGTCGGCGGCCATGGCCGGGAGTGCGGCCAGCCCCTGGATGCCGGCGCGTGCCGTCAGACCCAACTGGCGGCCTGCTTCCTGACCCAGGCTACGCTGCGGGGTAGCTGCTGGAGTGCCAGCGCTGACGGCAGGAGATGGCGAGAAGGCCTCTTCATAGGAAAAGGTCTTGCCTGAGGCTGGGGAAGTCGCTGGCGTGGCGCCAGCGGCTGGTGTCGGTGCGAAGGCTTCTTCATAGCTGAATGTGGTTGCCATGGCTGTCTCACTCGATCAATTCAAACTGTTGACCATCCCATCGGGCGGGGCCTCTGGCGGTTTGGTAGGTCTGACCAGACTGAAGAGCGCTGCGCGCTGGAGCAGGCGCTGCAGGACTCTGCTCTGTAGCCGACGCTGCCCCAGAAGGCGCTTGGGCGCCCTGGCGCGCGGCCTGCGCTGCCTGATAGCGCAACGCGAGAGGAGAGTCCTGCGCGCCGGCCAGCACCTCTGGCGAGGCGTACTTGGCGTTCAGGGCATAGATCTGGTCCAGCGCTGCGCGCCGCGTACTGGCTGGCAGCTTTGCATCCCCGATCTGCCCAGCCATCTCTCGGTAGAGCAGCACATCCTTGTCGGACTGCGGCCCGGACATTTTGGGCATCTTCGAAACCAGCATGCCCTGCAGCACCTTCAACTGCGCGGCGGCATCACCCCCTGGCGTGCTCTTCCCGCCAGCGCCCAGCAAAGCGTCAAAGCCCGCGCCGAGCACGCTGCCCGTGGCGTTGTTGAGCAACTGATCCGCCTGCGTGGCGATGGAGATCACGTCGGAGGAATCCTTGATCTGCTGCTGGCCTTCCTTGCTGTTCTTGATGTCGGCTGGGCCACCTGGGATGGCCTCCAGGCCTCCTGTCGCGCTCCAGCGGTAGCCGTCTGGCGCCTTTCCGCCGGCTGCTGCTGCACGCAGCTGGGCAGCCTGCACCGTTCCAGCGGATTGCAGGGCTTGCCGGTCCATGGCGCCCTGGTTCTCCAGCAGCTGACGCCGCGTTGCGCCGGCATCAGAGAACAGGGCCCGTGCATTGGCTCCGCGCTCGCGCACCTGCTCCACACCCACGTCGCCCTGGTTTCGCAACTGCTGCAGATCCTGCACGTCCAGGGCCTGCAGCGCAGCCGCACCGCGTGCAGCAGTAGGTCGATGGATGGAGCTAGCCGAGACCTCTGCATCGCGTCGCTGCTGTTCTGGCGTGCGCGACCACATGTTGCCGTAGCCAGAGGCCTGGCCGATTTGACCAGTGAAGCCCGGCTGAGCGCCGCCGGGCTGAGCCAGTCCCAGGCGTGCCAAGGATTCGGACTCTTGGCGCTGGGCCAGCGCATCAGCGGCAGCCATGTTCTGGGCAGAGATCCCGCCAGAGCGGGCCGGCATGGAGCTGAGCAACGATGCGGCAGAGCTTCCCGTCGGCACACCGTTGATCGTGATGTCGCCGGAAATGTTGGCCGGCCCGGAGTAGCTATTGCCGTCGCGGGTGATGTTGTTGCGAGCAGCGGCGGGAGGCGCGGCCAGGGCCTGGGCTGCTGGAGACGCGGTTGCGGCGGCTGCTCCGGGCGGCTGTGCTGCCTGAGCTGCGCCGAGAGGCGAGGCATCACCTCCACCGTTGGGGTCCAGCGTTGAGCCGGCGATGGCAGCACTGCCCAAAGCAGCACCAGTGCCCAGTGCTCGGCCGAGATTCGACCCACCGAAGCTGGAGAGCGCACTGGCGGCTGGCGAGGCCTGCTGTGCCGTCAAGGCTGCTGGCTCGACGACATCGGCCCATGGAACTGGCCCACGGCCGCCACGCGCGAACTGCGGCGCGGCCTCACCCACCGCCGTGGTTGCGCGCTCCGCTAAGGCGCGCGAGGGTGGCGCGCTCAAGAGCTGGGCTGCATTTCCCGAAAGCGCGGGCTGCTGCATCGCAGTCGAAGCGGCCCGGGACAGCGTGCCGCCTTCCTGCGCGGCACGCGCCACTGCACCGCCATCCTGCACCACTTCCCAGGCGGCCGGGATGACTCGGTCTGCGGACAGCGCACCGCCAGCATTTGCGGCACCTCGGGCAGCAGCACCGCCTGCCCGCGCCGTCAAACCTGCTGCGCCCGGCAAAGCAGACAGCGTGTTCAACGCATTGCGGCCCAGTTCCGTATTGAGCGGGTTGGCCTGGGAGCCATCGGGCGCAGGGGCCTGCATCTGCCCACCGGTGGGGATCTGTGCAATGGCTGCCCTGCGTAGCGCTTCCTCATCCACCAGCCCGCCATCAGCAAAGCGCGGCACGGCCGGATTCAGGCTATCCATGACGTTGCGCACTGGCTGACGACGAGGCGGCGGCTCGGGGTTGGTGATGGTGCTCAGGCGAGATGCGGCGCTCTGGGGCTGCGCTGCTGTGGCGGCGCCCGCCGGCTGGATACCAGCGGCAGGCCGGCCGGCAGCGCCGAGTTGGGCCTGCGCGTCGGTGCGGGCCTGGCTCGGCACGATAGAGCTTGCTGTGACCTCCAGATTGCGCTGCGCGTTGCGGTCAGCCCATCCGCCAGCAACTGGAGTGCTGCCAGGCGATGCGACTGGCGGTGCGCCGACAGGCGCTGTAGCGGTCGCCGCCGGCGCGCCTGCAGTTGCCTGAATAGGCGCGGCGGCGACTGGGGATGCTGGCCTCGGCATCGTGGACAAGATCGCGGCGGCTCCACCGCCAGGATTCTCGTTGTAAGTGCCAGCCGGGGCCTGGCCGTTCACGGAGATGTTGCCCCGCACGTCCATGCCGGAGTAGCTGTTACCCACCCGGGTGACGGCTCCAGCACCCTGGGGGTCGTCCACCAGGCCGCCGTCGGCGAACTTCTGTACAGGGGTGTGCGTCAGGCTACGCAGTGCATCGAGGGCCGGGCGGCCCACGTGCGCCACGGTATCGGCTGGCAGCACGTACTCGCCATTGGACAGGAGCGCGGGGATGGAGTCACTGGTGCCGGTGCCTGGCCCGTGCACAGCGCCGCCAGAGCGCATTTTGCGCGGCGTGCCGTGCGTCTGGCTGAGCAGCTGCATTGCGGAGGATCGATTGCCGGGCATTGGAGGGCCTTTCAGATTCGTTCACACGATTCTTCTGCCCCCGGCCCACGCCGTCGAACCCCACGCGGGGGACGCTACCAGCGAAAGCGCACGCGAGGCGGCCGGCGGTCCCGATGCTTTCGCTGCACGTTGGCATCAATGCGCTGGCCGAAGGCTTGATCGAACAGCGCGAGGGAGGTGGCAGCCTTGTTCGGGTCGAATGTGTCCGCGTCCTGCTTGAGATAGGCCCTGTGCAGCATCCAGTCCATGAGACGCATGTGGAAGCGCTCATGGATCTCGGGCTGGGCCTGGGTGTTGCAGGGGTCGATGGGCTTGAGCGCGCCACGGTAGACGGTCAGCGCGATTTCACCAGCTTCCACAGGCGTGGGCACCAGCCTGATACGGGGCGTGCCGCGGCTGTTGGCCCCATCGAAGACCCAGTAACGGGGCATGCCGGAGCGGGTCTCCCAGGCGCCATGGCTGCAATCCAGCTCCTCGACGCTGGTTTCATCCAGCACACGGCCGCGAAAGACCAGGCGCTTTACCTGCAGCACGCTGCGGTGCAGGTCGTAGGAGGATTTGCCGGGCTCCAGGGCAATCGTGCACACGGCTGGCGTGGCGCGGTCCTCGATCAGCTTGGCCCGCTCGCACGCCTCCTGCACAGCCTCGTTCAGGTACTCGACGATGTCTTCCGTGGACCAGAACGGCGGGTCGGCCGTGTCGCGGACCGCTTCGCGGAAGCGCCGGATGATCTCTTCGACCCGCATGGCGTGCTCCTTCAGTCCGTGCCAGCAGAGGAGACGACCTCCCAGGCAGCGTCCACTTCCTCGCGCGTCACAGAAAAGCCCAGGAGAGCCTTCACCTTGTCCAGGCTGGGTTTGCCGCCCTTGGTGAAGTCGCCTTCGCCACCGCCATCCAGCATGGTCTGCAGGGCGGCCTGGATGGCCTGGGGACGGCTGGCAACAGGTCCGCCAGCAGTGCCCGTCAGGGCCGCGAGAGTCTCTTCGGCGCCCGGGATGTCCACGGGGATGGCGCCACGAGCGATGGCTTCACGGCGAAAGATGGGGGGAACGTCATCGCCGTCGGGGGTGATCACGATCGTATGACCCGAAGTGAGACCGATCTGGATGACCTCATCGGTAGGAGAGCGGAATTTCATGGTTCAGTCCTTCAAAAGGCCCGGCAGCACTCGGCCGCCGGGCAAAAGGGCCCTTACAAGCCCTGGCCACCGAGAAAAAATCAGCGCTGCGTGAAGGCCGAGCGGCCCAGCACGTAGTACTGGATGGAGATGCGGGCCTGGCCGGCCGTGGCGGCCGCGCCAGCCTGGGCCAGCAGGGTCTTCAGGCTTTCGGCGATGGGGTGACGCCAGCCGGTGATGGTCAGCGCCGTGCGGCCTGCGGTCTTCAGGTCGATAGGCGCGGCCGTGTAGCGGTCGTCGTCGGCCGTGTCGCCCAGCTTCAGCGTGGCGCTCGTTGCCGAGTTCCAGGCCGTCAGCACGGTGACGTCGCCGCCGACCAAAATGGCGCCACCAGGCAGGTCGATGGCGCTTTCCGCCGTGCCGTAGGCCACGGGGTCATTGAAGTTGATCACCAGGCTGGCGGAAATCAGTTCCTGCCGGCCGGCGTTTTTCTTGATAGGCATGGGATGCTCCTTTTCAACATCAGGGAGAGGAAAAGGGGCGAGGCACACAGGCCCCGCCCTGGGGCCTGCGCTTACTGCAGGTAGTGGTCAACCGCGATGACGCCGAAGTCCTCGATGCTGCCGTCAGCGATGCTCATAAACTTGGGCTTGAGCAGGCCCATCATCTTGTCGACGTTGATGCCTTGCTGATTGTCGTAGTCGAACAGCTTCTCGACCCAGCCAGGCGCGCCCAGGTCGCACATGCCCAGGGCCTGCGCGCCGCACAGCAGCGTGCGCGTGCCGTTGACGTTGCCGCCTGCGCCCCACTTCGAGCCGGATGCCGCGCCCTTGGTGTTGTAGACCTTGTTGTGTTCGTGCAGCACCGCGCCGTCCACCGTCACCGTGGCGCCCGTGAACCAGGGCGAGTCCGTGCCGGCCTTAGTGGCCACACCCACGACTGCGCGCTGGTAGTCGGGGTCCTTCTTCAGGGCCGCCAACGTGCCAGGAGCCACCAGCAGCACGAAGTACTGCTTGCCGCCGTCCATCAACGGGCGCACATAGTGCTCCTTGGCGTAGGCGATCAGGTCCACGATCATCGTGTACTTGGGCACGAACGCGGTCGTGATGGAGCCCGTATTGGACGCCTGCAGGCTGGTGCCGTCCCACATCAGCGAACGCTTGGAGGTCGGCGCCGACACGTCAGCAGCGAATTCCAGCGTGGGGAAAGGCGAGTTGACACGAGGGGCGCCGTTGGGCTTGAAGGCGTAGCTGATGCCCGAGAGGGTCAGGAATGCCAGTTGGTCGCAGCGATCTGCCAGCCAGTAGGCCAGCTTGTCGCGGCCCTGCTCACGGAAGTTGATCACAGTGGCCTGTTCAGCCAGCTTGCCTTCGTTGCGCACCGAGTGCGACAGCTGGTCAATCGAGATGATCTGGCTGTACGACTGCATGGCTTCTTCGTTGCCCTCGCGCTCGTTGTCTCCTGTGACGCCGTCGTCCACCAGGTCGGCGACCAGTTGGATGATGGCCTGAGTGCCCTTTTCGGTCTTGGTCAGCTCCTTGATGACCTGGATCATCGCGTTCTGGTTCGAGCCCATGAAGCGCTTGATGAACATCTGGTCGCGGGCTGCGGACCAGACTTCACGCGACCAGACCAGCTTTTGTTGAGGGGTGAGTGCCCCGAAATTCGTCTGCATAACATGCTCCAAGGAAGTTTTTGAACTGCTCGGGACATGCGCCGCCCTATTGCGAATGCATGGCTTAGGCGGCCAAGGCGCCAGGCGGTTTACCGTCCTGCCATACAGACGAAAGCACCCGGGAGAGGCGCCGGCAGGTGGGTGAGTCCTGCCGGCCTTGGTTTGGCGATCAGTCGCCGCGCAGCCTGCGCTTCTCGGCGTCGGGCAGCTTCTCGAACTGCTCGTCGGTGAGCTGCGCCACGTTGATGCGGCCGGCTTCCGCCCGCTCGCCAACGCCGCCAGTGAGGACTGCGGGCTGGGCCATCGAGGCCTTGGCGCCGCGCTCCACCGCCGCTGCTTGACGCAAGTCTGTCTTGGGCTCGCCGTGCGGCAAATCCTTGGACGGGGTATCACCCTGGCCGGCGGGCGCGAACTTGGGCGCGATGGCCTTCACAGCGGCCCGCAGGGCATCGAGCGGGGCCATGCCGCGCGCGATCTTCCCGTCGCGGGCTTCGACGATCAGCAGCAGCGCCTCCTTGCCTTCCTCGGTGTTCAGGTAGGGAAAGGCCTGCAGCGTGGCCTGGGACTCTGCTGCCAGAGCATCCGCAGTGGCGCGCTGCTGGTCCTGCTGACGCTGCTGCTCGACCTCGCGGCGGGCGTCGGCGGCGGCCTGCTCGCGGACGTGGGCATTGATGGACCGGCGGATGGCTGCAGCCTTCCTCGTGTCGCCTTCCATCAGCGCAGCGCCGTAGGCCTCTTCCAGGGCGTCCTCATCGAACTCGGCGGCAGGAGCTGGTGCTGCAGCTGGTGCCGATGCAGGAGCAGCGGACGCCTGGCCGGAACGCAGGCGCTCCAGTTCGGCCTCCAGCTCCGAGTTGCGCGCCAGCGCGGCCTTGCGCTGCTCGTTGACCTCGTTGAAGCGGGCCTTGGGGATGCGCTCGCCCTGGCCTGCACCGTCTTCGTCAGGGTTGGGCGCGGCCGGGGCAGCAGCAGGTGTGCCAGCACCGCCCTCCCCTTCGCCCTTGTCGCTGGCCACCAGGGCCTGCAGCGCTTCGGTGCTCACGCCCGGGTCCACGACATCGCCGCGATCCTCGGGAGTAGCGGCCTCGGGCTCGGCGACGGCCGTGCCGCCAGTGTCGGAGCCGTCATCGCCAGCGGGAGCCATGTAGATGGCCAGGAGCTTCTTCAGCATCGGATTCATGGTGTGGTCCTTCTCGGTGGTGGTGCGTGGTGGTTACTTCTTGTCGGATTCCAGGAGAGCCTCGATCTCGCTCAACTTCTCCCGGGCCATGGCCATGGCAGCCTTGTAGCGCTTGGGGTCCTTGCGGATCTCCTCGGCTTCGGCCAGGGTGCGCATGTCGTCTTTGGCCTTCCATTCGGCTTCGCTGTCGTCCATGGAGATGCTCTTGCCCATGTCGTGCTCCTTCAGGGTTGCAGGCCGTCAGGGCCCGGGGTTTCGATCCCATGCATCAGGCCCACGGCCGGGTTTGCTGGGGTCAGGGGGTTGGAATTGGCCTGCGGCTCCGGCGCTGGGCCGGCGTCAGGGCCCGGCAGCGCGGCCTGGCCACCAGGCGCAGCCACGATGGGCGCCGCGTTGTGGTCAACGGAGCCAGCGGACAGCAGGAGCTGGTCGGCCGATTCGGCGGCGCCGGGGTACTGCAGCAGCGACAGAGCGGTCTGCGTGGAGCTGAAGTAGCCCTCGACGTTGGTGTTGACCGTTTCTGCGTCCAGCTTCTTGGTCTGCGCCTCGGTGCGGTCGATCTCGGCTTCCGTGCGGCGGGCCTGAGCCTCGTACAGCTTGGCCTGAGCCTCGGCGCGCGGATCGACCGGCTGTTGCGGCTGCTGTTGCGCCATACCGTTGAGGATCTCGTGCTTGTCGGCCAGGCTGCTGTAGCGCAGCACCGTGGCATCCGGGATGCTGATGCCAGCATTGCGCATCTCCAGCGCCTGCTGGAACTGGCTGTTCTCGAATGTGACCTGCATGGGCTGCTCCGAGATCACCACGTCGTACTCGCCCACGGTGACGTCGTTCAGATAGGCGCCGGTCGTCGGGTTGAACTTGTTGATCTCCAGCACCTCCTCCTCCGGCTTGCCCGTCATGGGGTCCGTCTCGGTGATGCGGAAGATGCGGTGGCTGTCGTAGTAGCGCTGGATCAGCTTCGTGATCCGGCCGGCCAGCAGGTGGCGGGTGTAGGCCAGGTTGTCCAGGGGCACGGCCAGCTGCTGCTGGGAGGCGAACTGCTTGGACTGGATGGCGATTCCCGACACTTCGGGCCCGGCGCTTCCGCGCATGGCCTCGGGCACCGTGACGTCCTTCAGGGCGCGGTCAGCGCGGTCGATGATGCGGTCCACGCCCGTGGGCACGGTGTTGGGCTGGATCTTCTGGGGAGGCTTCTTGCCATCCTTGTACTCGATGACCAGGCCCGTCGCGGCGCCCTGAGTCTCCAGCTCCTCAGTGTCCATGTTGGACAGGGAGTTTTCCTCCACCAACCACCCGCCGTTCGCCGAGCTGTTCAGGATGTGCACGAACTGGGAAACGGCCTTGTTGATGACCTCCTGCGGGCCGATGGCGTTGTCCACCATGCCGCGCGTCTTGCCGCGCCGGAAATATCCGAAGTACGGCACCACGGTGAAATGGTCATAGGGGCTGTAGTCGTCGTGCAACACCTTGCTCCAGGTGCTGGCCGTCCACTTGATCCGGCGGCGCATGCGCTTGGCCTGCACGGCGCCCTGGCGCAGGGCGTCGGCGATGGAGTCCTCGGCCAGCGCATCCACCATCACGACGTCACCGGACTTCGGGTAAACCAAGCACTTGGTCAGCTCATAGACCCATTGCTGGCGGTCGATGATGCGGTAGCGGCGGAAGCCGTGGCCGTCCTCCTTGAAGGCGTCGTAGATGCTGCCCTGGCTGTACATGCCGAACTTGCTGCGCTCGGTCTCGTCATCGAGGTCGCCGAAATCGGGGCTGCTGTCCTGGCTTTCCTCGACCTTCACGCGAGCAGCCCTGCCATAGCGCTGCTCGATCTCATCCAGGGTGAGCCAGCGCGTGATGATGACGTCGCCCCATTCATCGGGGTCGTAGGCCTTGGCATCGGGGTCCGGGATGACGTCGCGCGGGTCCAGCGCGGAGATGGCGATCTCGCCCTTGATGTTGCGCTCGAAGTCCATGCGCAGCTCGTAGTAGCCGCGCTGCTCGACCAGGCCGTCGCCGAAGACCTGCGTTTCCTTCCAGTGCAGCTTCGTGGTGTCGGCCACCTGCTTGACCACCTTCGACAGGATGGTGGCCACCTCCAGGTCACCCATGGCGCCGCGTGGCTTGTACGCGATGTCCATGCGGTTGTGGATCTGGTAGCCGATGGCGCTGTTCACGCTGGCCATGATCTCGTTGAACTCGTAGTGAGGCCGGCCCTCGCTATCCAGCAGGGCCTTGTCGGCGGCGCTCCACTGCTCGCCGCCGCCCAGGTACATGCCCTCGCAGCGCGCAGCGTTCTCGGTGTATTCGCGGTGCCCCCGGTCCTTGCCGTAGAGGTAGCGCGCCCAGTTCTCGCGGGCGATGTCGTCGTTCAGTGCTGTTGCCATGGCTTACGCGGCTTGCGCCGATCCTCTGTTGCGCCGGGAGATGCCCAGGCGGTCGCGCCAGCTCTTGGCAGGCGTTGCGGTGGTGCTGGCGATGGGGCTGGCGAAGGTCAGGAGCAGGGAGTCGGCGCAGTCCGGGCTGGGCAGGCCCCGACCCTTCATGTCGTCCTTGCTCTCGATCGAAATGCGCATGCGCTTGTCGTAGCCATACTCGGGAGATGTGAGGTCGGTCTCCAGCTCTGGGTCCGATGGCAGGCAACCACCCTCCTCCAGCCACTCCTTGCCGGCTGCCCAGAGTTCTGAGCGCTTGTTGCAGTAACGGGCCTCGGTCAGTGCCCGCTCGGCAACCTGGACGGCATGGATCAGCCGGCCGAATCCCATCTGGCGCAGCCGGTCGATAACGCCCCACCCCATGCCTGTGGCGTCGATGAACACGGCATCAGGCTTGAATTCATGGATCTCCAGGGCAACCAGGTCGGCAAGCCGCATGAGGTCTGGCTCGCGCAGCTTGCGCTGTGGCCAGACGTGGTTTCCCTGGCGCCGCGTGAACACCGACTGGTCATCGCCGTGGCGAGCAACGTCAACGCCCAGCACCTTGGCGAAGTCCTGGTAGCCCTCGGCCTTGCGGCGCTGTGCAGCGGCCACCGTGTCCAGCCCGATGAACTGCAGGCTGCCGGCGCGCGGGAAGACACCACGGACGCGCACGCGCACGAAGTCGTGGTCCTCGCCGTAGTCGTCGATCCACTTCTGGATCTGGGCCTTGTTGGCCATCTTGGCTGTGCGGCTGTCCACCTGGCGCGTGATCCAGCGGTGCTTGAATTTGCCGAAGCACTGTGCGAACCGGCCTGTGGTCTGGGTGGGGTTGCCGAAGGCCAGCCACATGGCGCCGGGCGTGGTCATGGCGCCCTCGGTCACTTCCCAGATCTTGTCCGCAATAGCCGAGGCCTCGTCGAAGATCACCAGCACGTGCTTTTCGTGGGTGCCAGCGAAGGCCTCGCTGTTGTGCTCGGTCCAGGGGATGGCCGCCGCAAACCAGACCTCGGGATACAGGACGTGGTTGAACTTCGTCGCCGACCAGTCGAACCAGTGGGCGTTGATGCTGAGCTTGTGCCACTTCGACAGCTCGCGCCATGTCTTCGTGGTGAGCTGGGTCTTTGTGTTGGCCGTGACCACTACCTGCGGAAAATCCCGCGTGCTCATGAACCACAGGATGATCCAGGCCACCAAACCGGTCTTGCCGATGCCGTGGCCGCTTGACACAGCGATCTGGATGGCGGTCTGCACGTCGGCGCCGTCCAGCAGCGCGGCACGGATCTCGCCCATGACGTCGCACTGCCAGCTGTCGGGCCCGGACTGGTCAGCCAGCGGCGTGCCGGCCTGGCCCCAGGGGAAGGCATAGCGTACGAAGCCCTCGGGGTCGTCGAAGAACGCCCCGATGTCGTCCACCAGCTGCGCCTCCAGCTCTGCCGGGCGCGCCAGCCGCGATTTAGCGGTTTGCAGCTCGGGCGCGGGCATTCAGCAGCCTCTCCAGGAATTCTTGATCGCCACCCTCGCCGCCACCGCCTTCATCGCGGATGCCGTAGGCCTGGCGCTCCAGGGTGATCAGGATGCGCAAAGACTCGGCCAGCGAGCGCATGGTGCTGGAGCGGCTGGACAGGCTCATGGCCTTGGCCATGCCGTCCTGCAGCTTGGTGCGCGCGGCGGGCGTCAGCGCCTCACCCTTCACCTGCGTGGCGAGCACCTGCTCGATTTCCTCGAACAGCGCTGGATTGGTGGTTTGCTCCTCCAGCTCTGCCAACAGCGACATCGCCACAGCGCTGGCACGCTGAATATGGGTGCGCTGGCCAAGTTTGACGTTGGCGACATCGCGGGCATTGGCGTCCACGACCTCGCGTTCGGACGCACCGCTTTCCTTGCGTACCTCGCTGCGTACCGCCTCCTTGCGTACCAGCTGCTCGGCCTTGTCCTGGATGCGGCCAGAGAGATCTCGGGTCCATTCATCCCGCTTGGCGCGCTTGCGGATGGCGCCCTCGGTGATGCCGTGGGCTTCAGCGATCTGGCGAAGGGTCTTGATGCCTGCCCGGTAGTCCAGCTCGATGCGCTCCCAGTCAGGGGAGCGGGGGCCGGGGGCTGCGCCCCCTGCGCTGGGGGCTTGGTCAGGAACTGCGGGAGTGGAAGGCATGCCACGGATGATTCCGTGCGCGCGCCAATGGGTCGAACCCTAGCCGGGGGTTACTGGATCATCGCCCCCGCAAGCAGGTCCATCTGCGGGCTGGGCTCCACCCTGCGCCCCTCCAGCGCCTTGAGCTTGCCTTCCAGCTCCTTGATGCGGGCGGACATCTCGCGGCGCTGGGCGGCCTGCTGCAGTTGGATTTCCTGGGCCAGCATGCCGACGTCGTGCTGCAACTGCAGGTTGCTGTGCTGCATGGCGTTGCCCTGAAGGCGAATTGCGATGTTGCGCAGCTCGCGTGGCCAGACCCGCAGTTCCTGGTCGCCGATCTCGATCAGGGTCATGCCGTCTTCCAGGTCGGTGATGGACACCGGGCGCGGCGCCCCGGGGCCCTTGACCAGCTCGTAGACACCATCGGTGGTCCGACGCAGGATGCCCTCGACGTCGATCATCCGGCTGACGTGGTCGTCGATGATGTGATAGCTCTTGCCGGTCAGGTCCATGAGCCGCTGGCGGGTGATGTTCTGGCCGAGATGCGCCATCTCCAGGATGTGATCCCAGATGATTTCGCGTGTGGTGCGTTCGTCGTGCTGTGGCGTGGTGGTGGTCATGGCGTTCTCCGGCTAAACTGCGATTGCTCAGGTCACAGGACCGGGATCGCCCGCCTCGCGCGGGCTTTCCTTTTTTCAGGGCATGTGCAGGGCTCCCCTGATCTGGCGCATCTGCTGATCGGACCACTGCACTGCGGCCACGGCGATGCCATTGCGGTCCAGGTCGATGAGGCCGTCGAAGACCTGGGCGGCCTGGCGCGCGATCTGCAGCTCTGGCCCGGACAGGCCCACCCTCTTCTTTTCGCGCAGGCGCTGGCACACGGCCGGGTAGGTGTTGAGCTGGGCGGCGATGGCTGCCTCAGCCTCTGGCGTCAGGGGCTCGCCGTCCTCCCAGAGCAGGCGGAACATCTGGCTGTAGGTGAAGCCGGTCTCGATCCAGTCCCAGAGATCTGCCACGGTGGCAGTGCCGGTTTCCAGGCGTTGCACCAGGTCGTGGTGGGCCACCTTCGCGCTCAGCTTCATGGACGGGGCCAGCTTGGCGCGCCAGAACTTCGGCACCACGTCGGGCACGCGGCGCTGGTTGTTGGGGATGTACTTCATCGTGCGAACTCCCCCATGAACGATTCCATGCAGGCCCAGCGGTCGCCGATGCTCAGCGCGGGCCAGAGGATGGATTGGGCATGGCCGGTCCAGAGGAAGGCGTCCACGGCCCGGTGCAGCTCGCAGAACTCGTTCTCGTCCATGCAGTCGAAGTCCAGGCTCTGCGGGATGGCGTTGGGCTTGCCATCCAGGCCGGGCACGAAGTAGGCGTAGCCGGCGCCGAGCGTGAGCCAGGCCCGCAGCTTGTCCAGATCGGTGAAGGCCTCCGTCCTGTCCAGCAGGCGCTGCAGCTTGGCGAAGAAGAAGGCGTGGTGCTTCGGGCTGCGCGGCAGCCGGTAGTTGAAGGCCATGGTCTGGCCCGGCTCCAGGGCAGCCACCGCCGCCTTGAACCGGCCGTAGGCCCGCTGGCCCGCCGGGTCCATGCCGCAGAGCTTGCCCTGCTGGTCTTTCGTGAGAACGAGTTTCGTCATGGTGCCTCCCTGTGCTGCTCCAGCAGCCCGTGCTCGACGATGCGCAGCGCGCCGATGGCGGCTGCGAGCGGGATCTGGCCGGCGTACTCGCGCAGGCAGTCGTTCAGGTCCTGGACCAGCTCCTCAATCTGGGGATAGGGCCGGCCGCCGAAGGTGGCGCGCACCAAGTTGTCGGTGGGATGGGTCATGCTTCTTCGCTCCAGAGGGGAACATTCGCGGGCCAGAGGCCGGCATCGAGGACCAGTGCGCGGGTGCGCCGGGACAGCGCGCGGCCCAGCTCGATGTGGGCCTGTCGGCCGCCGGGCACGAGGCGGTATTGATCGAAACGCTGGTGGCAGCCCTCGATGTCGGGCCGCACGCAGCACAGCGGCATGGCGCGGCGGTCGTCCACCTTCAGGCGTGCGCCCTTGCCATCGTTCTCGTGGGCGTGCTGGCTGAAGCCGGTGATGCCGCACCAGGCGCAGGGCAGCGAGGCGACCACGCGGCGGAACGCTTCGCTGCGCAGCGGGCGGTCCTTCGGGATGGCGAGGCCCGTGGTGGAGCCGGTGGAGACGCTGGTGCTGCAGCGCATGCCGGCCGTGGCGCGGGCGCTGGCCAGGGCGCGTGCGGCGCGCTGGGCCAGGCGCTCGTCGCGGTCC